AAGATTAATCGCAAGAGCTAGAGCTTACGATAACCTAACTAATGTTTTTGTGAATGGTCTGTTAAAGTTTGTTCATAATGGATCACTAGTCTTGGTTCTTGTTGTGAATAGTCAAATGATCCCCACTCTTGACCTTTTTCAGGTAAGAAGAATGAACGGATAATATTACCATATTTTCCTTTCGCAGGGATTTGTTGAAGATTTGGTTTGGACATAGAAAATCTTCCTGTTATTGTGCCCCCTCTTTCTCCTCTTATTTGATTGATATCTGCGTGTATTCTTCCATTATGAACAAACTTTAACAGACCATTCACAAAAACATTAGTTAGTTTATCGTAAGCTCTAGCTCTTGCGATTAATCTTAAATAAATATTGGAGTGGGACTCTAAATAACTTTTAGATAAACTCACTCTTCCAGATTTGGGTGTGGATGTGTAGTCTGTTATATTTAATTTGTGTAACAACTTTGCCACAGAATCGGCGGCCCATATTTCTACTGACACTCCTGTTCGTCTTTTTATTCCTTTTATTAGACCGTCTCTCCTTTTTTTTAAATCTAATCCTAGAGTTTTAGCTTTTTTGGTATCTACCCTGACGCCCTTAAATCTCATAGCAACGAGGCAAGGAAATAATTCCATCTCCAAATTAAAAATATTCTCTAATGTTTTTGTTTTGCCGTCAATTATCTTAATTGGCCTTTTTATTTTTTCTTTAAATTTATTCCATAGTTTTAACGTTAAATTAACATCCTGTTCTGCATAATCTTTTACTACAGAATACGGAAGCAGATGCATATTGCTTATGGCATCACTTATACCTACTTCCTCTATTGATGTTTGTTCTAGGTCATATTTATATTTAATTTCATTCAAATAAATCTTTGCAATGGCGTCTAAAGAATATTTCATTCTGTTTTCATCAATAATTGATGCTGCTATCATAGTATCAGCAATTGGTCCTTGAACCATGAGCCCTGATTCTTGTCGAATCCAGCATACGTCATACATCGCATTGTGAAATACTTTCGTAATATTTTTGTTTTGAAATATTTTTTTGTTTAAGACTTTCCACACCCAGTTAGGTGCAATATTACTATTGGCCACTCCCACTTTTGAAGCATTATCGCTATGTCGGAGAGGGAAATAGAATTTTTTATCTTTATAAGCTATTGCCACCCCACAAACTTGTCCGTCCTTTCTTATAGCTCCTGATCCAAGGGTCTTTAGATTTGGGTCGTGAGTTTCCAAGTCAACAGCAACAGTATCAACATCTTTTAAATTTAAATCTGAGAGTTCAGGTACATAAGACACTATTTATTTTTCTTCCATTTGTTATAGCCTTTAATCCATTCTTTGGATTTACGTTCTTCTGTTTGTCTCACAGCTTCTTTATAAGATTCTTCTAATTCTTTTTTCTCTTTCTCCGCTTCGTCTAAAAAATCTGTAATAGGTTCTAGTTCATCTTGTAATTGTTCTGATGTTGTCTTTACATCTTTCATTTCCCACCTGACAATAATATCGCTGATCTCTTGAAATGGGTAGTTGCGTGCAACCATGTCACTACGGTAGGCTTTAAGTTCTTTTAATAATTCTTTTGTTTCTTCGTTCATATATCTTTGTTTACAAACACAATAGTTCTCAAGATCCATCGGGATAATCTCTTTCAATAATCATATCTATAAAATGTTTAGCTTTCTCTAAGTCTTCCTTTCCTCCTTTATAAGGGTGCCTACAAATATATTTGATAACATTCCCTTCAGGGAAAAGCAACTTGTTCTCGATTACAAACGTGCTTGGCTGGATTTTCATTTTTTTATAATGAGTTCCACCAATCTGTTTATCGTATGTGCTCATAAACTTAATCCTTTTGACTTAATTAACCATAATGTCTTCCATGCTCTTGAACCAGCGACGAACTTTAATCTTTTTTTTGTAAATTTAGGTTCTTCTCTGGATATCGTTAAGTTTAGAACTACGTTATCAAATTCCATCCCTTTGATCGTATGAATATTAGCCACGGATATTCTAAAGTCTTGTAAGTCCCTGTTTTCTTTGACTATATTCCTTATATAAGTTTTTGTTTTTAAATCGTTGGTGCTAACTAAATCTTGAAGGTCTTTTGTTTTTTTTACGATAGGGAGTAGATGGCCCTTTTTTATAAAGTAATTTATATCATAACTTCCTCTCTCCAATTTTTCTATTTCTTCTTTACTATAATTTGGTCCCATATATTCATTATCTATATTTTTTAAGATTTTCTTTGCTGTTGCTAAAGTTTTAGGCTCGTCTTGGGAGAAGGATATAAATTCTCTGTGATTTTTAATGTCTCGTGCAGGGTAAGAAAAAGATCTTACTTTATCAGAAATAAGCTCTATAGGAAGATTAAGTTTTACTAAAAAATCTAATATGTCAAGAGGTTCTCCTGATCGATAAGTAAATATAAAAGTTTCTTCAGTGTTTATTAATTTATCTATTAGAATATGTAAGTTAGGATCTTGAGTTAAATTCATTAAATTATAAATTTCACCTTCAACAATGGGTCCTGTTGGTTTACCTTCTTTATCCACCTCTCTTCTTGGCGTCCATTTTCTAGTATAGTTATATTCAGGATGCTCCCATATTTCTTTAATAACTTCTCTACACCACGCGTTAATTTTTCTTGGACACCTGTAACCTATTTTTAATTCTACGTCTGGATGAGCGAACTCTTTCGTGAAAGAATGAGGATCTGCACCAGCAAACTCGAAGATAGATTGGTCTGGGTCTCCGGCTTTGTAAAATAAATCACAATTCTTAGACATTTTCACTTCGGCTAGCCTTTGAATAACACTGGAGTCTTGAGCTTCATCAATCATTAATACCTTAATGACAGGATCTTTAGGAAGATCACAGAATTTTTCTACCATATCGTGAAAGTCCATTACATTTTTCCTGCCTCCGTTAATAAGAGGATCTGTTTTATATTTTTTGTATAACTCATTCATGTCGATAAGTTCTTGAAGAGTATATTTATAGTCATTTATTTTTTCTTCATAACTTAACGTTCTGTAATAGGGGCCCAAGTCTTTACCATTATCTCTAGCGAAACCTATAAATTTAAAAAAGGGATGGCCTTTAAATAACGCCGCTGTAAAACTAAATTCTCTATTCAAGGTATGTTTATTAAAGATTCGATATTTATTTCTTAATATATCATAATCAGTTATTTCAAATACATCGCCGCCTTTTGATTTAGTTATTTCATCTTTGCAGTACTTATGAATGGTTGACACATTTTTTTTTCTTATTTTTTTAGTTTCTCTAATTAAATTAAAAAGATCTTTACCTGTTTCTTTATGATATTCTGCAATGTTTTTAGGATTATTAATTTTTTCTCTTATCTCATTGGCTGCGGTCTTGGTATGCGATATAACCATAATATCAGAGGCTTCGTATTTATCTAATGCATCATAATACCTCTTCATTAAATAAGTAGTTTTACCTGTACCTGGAGGACCTGCGACTCTAATTTTTTGCATTTTCTATCTGTTTCTGTGGTTCTTTTTCTTCAAGGCCAAGTGCGAAGTTTTCTTGGTCCTCTGGGTAAGTCCATGTAGGACATGATTTTTCTATACCTAGTTTAGTTTTTACTTTACCATTATTCTTTTTCCCTTTTAATATTTTAGTAAGCCTAAATGTTATTTCTGAAGTTTTCATAGGCTGTCTTTTAGCCTCTAAGTATTGTTGTAATCTCTCTAGTCTAATATGCATTAGTTTTTTCTTTTCATCATAATAACAGGCGCCTTCTAAAAGATCCCACTTGTCTACACTCACTGTTGTTTTTTCTAAAAAGTCTCTTATGAGAGATACAAAATCATGATCATGATGGGCCTCGGCGGGAGCCTCTATAAATATTGCCTTGTCTATTTTTTCCTGCATGAAATTTGAAAAATCTATCTGCTTCATTAATTCTAAAGCTTTGGGAGGGAAATGACCAAAGTTCTGAAGTTTAGTAATAAAAGCTCTTTTATCTTTTAATTCACTTCCTTTGAACTCTACTCTTACCTCCTTAAGTTTTTTTCCTGTCGCGTTTACTTTTACATACATATAATAGATAGGAGGCACGCTTCCATATTCGAATAGGTCTCCAAGAATTTCTTCAACGGAGTATAGTTCTTTTGCAATTTCTGGAGTAATTCCAAATAAATTTCTACAACATCTAGAAGGCTCACAATATTTTTTTATGTTTGGAACTTTGCATTTATATTTATATCCTTCTTTTTTAACGGACTCTTGTGTGCTGATTATTGTGTGTTCTGACTCAGGTTCTATAAGGTTATTCGTATTAAAATCTCTAAGTAAAGACTCGGGTGTTCGTTTTTTACCTTCAAACTTTGAAAAAGCCTCATGAGATTTGCTATAGAATAATGCCCCTTGATATAAAAAATCGTTTCTCATACCCTTTGGTATTTTACCGTTATTAGCTTCAAGGCAATTAGTTATACATGGAATAAAGGTTGGTTCTTTTATTTTTTTATTGTTTATAATTTTTTCTGGTGCTGGTTCTTCTTCCTCTGCTAAGTACTTATCTAAGTTATCCTGTGCATATTTAGTATGCATGGCAAAAAATTCTTCTATGTCAGCAGCTTCGAAATTGTCTTTATAGGCGTAGCGTGTTCCTTCTTCGTGGTTAAAATATGGCATATTTAACCAACTTCCCGTACCTCCTTCTCTAAATTTTGTTTGCATTGGATATATACGGTCTAATTTATCTGCAATTCCTAACTGAGCTGCAAATTTTTTTAATACAAATAGCACTTCTTCAGCAGGTATAAATTTTCTAATAAATAAAAATAAATGAGCACACCCACTTTTGGATCTGATCATAATCAAAGGGAGGGAAAGTTTTCTGGTTTTTTTTAGGATTTCTTCATAGTCTAGATCAAATTTATCCACATCAATGCAGCCCCATTTACATTCACTTTTTTCATTGACTGGCATGATGCCAAGACTTGGCTCTAAACCATTCAAATGGTTCTCCCACATGGCCTTGGTGACTTCTTCCCTTTTAACTGTAGAGACGCCTTCTACTTTTCCGGGAAGATTAGATTTATCTTTCGTGAAGAGTCCATGGGCCCAGTTATAGCCTTCAAATATTTTTATAAACTTATCTATCATAATTTATAAATGGGCGGATCCACTCTCGCTTCGCCGCCCATTCCCTAGGAATCTTATAAATTAATAGAAGGCTGTTTAGGTTCTTCTTCAGATCCGTGTTTAACTTTCACTTGACCCTTACTGTTTTTCTCAGCAAAGCTTTTAGCGATCGCATAAACACCTTTATCTGTAACCGGACCAACCTTAGATACATCCCATCCAAACCATGTTCCTTTGTCATTAGACATTTGAACAGTCTTTAGATTATAAATGTGGCTATATGTTGGCGGTGTGAATAAGACATTTTTGCCTTGTAGCTTAAGACCCATCATCATCGAATTCCATTTACGACTAATCTTTAATTGAGTAGCCTTCATAGATATCAAAGCTGTTGATGGATTTTTATCCATAAGAATCACAAAGTGATTCGCAGTATTTTCCAGATAATTACCGTTAGGTAATCTATCCTTCCAAGATTTATCACGAGTAGTGGTACTCACGATATCACTATCTGCAC